TCTAATAGTGGCTTCATTATTAGAGTATTCAGTAATTAGTCCTTCTGCTTTAGAAGTCTGACCAATGAGAGTTTTGTTAACGTCAACTTCGCCAGCATTTGTTCCATTTACAGCAACGTTCAATGTATACAAAGGCAGGAATGTAATAATTTGATCTCTCTTGCCATATCTGTTTTCAAATCCAGTGGCATTTTCAATTCTATTACTTGCTGTTTTAACAGTAGCTGTACGTAAATCAATCACTGGAGATAACGCCGAGTTTGTTGAAGAAAGAACAAACTTGTACTTCAATGAATGAGACAAACCATTCATTGTTTGGTTGATTCTAGAAGAGATTACTTTCTGGTTTGTGAAGAAGTGCTCTTCAGCAATAAAAGTCTTTTCATAATCTTCGGTTGAGTATGAAACATAGTTCTTTGTTTGGGAATCAACTGGAACAACATTCGTTGTATAAACAAACGAATCAATCTTGGTTCCATCAAATTGAAGATAAGGAACCTGAGCATATAGACGCTCATACTTTCTATTATAAGAAGCAAGAACAGATCCACCTCCACCAATAATGCTAGAACCAGCACCATTTGGACTTAGGATATTGTAGAAATCAATGCCAGAGTTAGAAACTTTAAATAGTCTTTGATTTAAAGTAACACCTGATACACCACCGACATCTTCAGCATTCTTGAAGAAGACATAAGACTTGCCAGTGGTTTCGAAACCATTATCTCTATGATATACTTTTACGATGGAGTTGTTATTCTTGAACAGAGTTGAAGTAGCATTTGTAGCAGATCTTACACTGGTCTCGAATGGAGATACATTAAGTTTTTCGTAACCTAGATTTTCGTTAGTAACTTCAAGAGTAGCATCTCCATTAAGATTAAATTCGGCACGATATAGAGTGAACTTAATATCTTCAAATAGATCCTCTGTCCAGTTATCAGTATTTTGTGATTTGTAAACTGAACCAAGGAGAGGTTGTGTAGTAACAATATTGCTGGTTGAGATCTCAATCTCACCCAACTTAGATGCCCAGATTTCATATTCGCTCGAATCGGTTTCGATAGCAAGAGCATATTCAGTATTATTCTGTAAGTATACTGGGTGCTTGAAGTTGAATCTAGTTGGGGTCGTTGATTCGGTTACCCCCTCGTCATCAATAGCAACGCCCATTCTCACGGCAGGTGTGTCAATCTCAACTACAGATTCAATGACGGCACCAGCAGCACCAAGACCAACACCTTTAACAACAACCGATGGAGGCTCGGTGTATCCTCTTCCAGAGAGCGAAACCTCACAGTTATATACCTTTCCATCCGAGACGGAAATTGAACCTGTTGCTGCCGATCCTCCAGGGAGCTGAGGACTTTCAATAACAATAGAAGCACTCTCGTAGTTAGCACCAACGTTAGTTACTTTCAGGTCGGTAACTTTACCAGAATCTTTAGCAATGAATACACCTAGAGTTGTATTGTTCTTGGCATTATACAGAGTAACAGATGGAATGGATAGAGACTCATTTGCTACAAAAGACGTTCCATTGTGGTTATTAAGAACTAGGGTATATACTTGCTCTTTGTTTAACTGGAATGAACTACTAGTATCATCACCAACTCTTACTAAGTTGGCATCAAATACTTTGGCAATTGGACCCGAAGCATTTGAAGTTTTTCCTGTTACATATTCACCTAGGTTAACAGTAACTGTTTCGCTTTCTCCAGTAACATAAACTCTCAAATAAGTTTCTGGAGTTAAAGATACTTGAGTGCCAGGGATAATATTCTTTCCTGGTTTACCAGAAGCAACATCGGTTAGATAAGCTCTAATGGGGATAGTCTCACTCTTCTTGTTAAAGAATAAGTCTACTCCTGTTGTCATTAAACCGCCATCAAAGTTTTCAATCTTGAAAGTTTGAGCAAGAGGATTTGGTTTTACAGGATTATCAGTGTTGCTATCAACTAGTTGTACACCTTCATTTGCCTTGAAGAATGAAGTAGCAGTAGATGTAATGCTTGCTGGATTAGAAGGAGTTGCTCCAGTAGCATAGAATTTAACCTCGGCATAACTATCAACTTCTGCCTTGTCACTATCACTGGAATCGGATGTAAATCTGATAGTCTTAGTACCAGTAGTAAATCTAATTTCTTCTCCTGCTTGATCGTAAGACACAGTATCTACATTGCCAGTCCATTTGCTATTAGGTACAGGGGGAAGACCTGCTGGAATCAAAATAAGACCAGAAAGATTTCCGTTAGAATCTGTTACTAAAGGAGCACCAAATGTCGATAGTGAGTTTCCTGCTTTACCACTGAAACGACTATCGGGCACAACCCAAGCATTGACATTACGTCCTTCCATGAAGACATAAACCTTAGTATCTGGTTTTAGTCTATTGATAACAAATTTTACGGGAATAGATCTAGCAAAGAATTGTAGTGAGGAAGCAATCTTCTTACCGCCAACGCTCTTCGTAGCAACACCTTTTCCAACTTCATTGTTCTGAGGACTTACGTTGGAAGAACTGGCAACTCCAGCAGATTGAACAGTAGACTGAATATCTTCGCTGTTAATACCAGCAAGAGATTCAATAGGTAACAAACCAGAGTCAGTACCACACCAGTTTACAATAAACGAATTGTAAATGCTTGAGTAGGCATCCGCTACATTATCTTTTGCTAAGAAAATAGAATTTAGTTTTGTGTTAGAGTCAACAACTAAAGGAGCAACACCTTGATCATACCAAGAATCTTGCTGAGGTTCGACTACACCTTCACCAACATATTGAATGACAACGAATGGGTTTGGGTTGATAGTCTTGGTGGCATTTTTATTGCCAAGAAGTTCTACATTTTCAAAAGGCAGTGTAACAATGCCATCATTGATTACATAACCGCTAACAGATCTTTGATCATCTCTGGTATTAATTTCCTTGAGGGCAACACTATCTTCTTTAGATTGTGCTCTTAGTACGGACTGTTGGGTGTCAATAGCACAACGATAATCTTCGGATTTTAGATTGCCAGTCTTGTGTGCTTCGAAGTTGTCAACCAAGAAACCAGACTTGAATCTATCAAGACCAATTTCATCCTTAACCTGCATGTTTAGTGCTTGCTGCTCAAGAATGCTGAGTGTTGTGTAATACTCAAGACGCTCAATACGCTTCTCCAACTTACCGATATCTCTCATAGTATAACGCTTGTTATCTACAGGAACAATACGGACATCTTTACTGTTGTTGGTAAAAGCAGGGATGTGGAGGTAACATAGAGAAACGGCATCATCTAATGGTTCTGGTTTGGATGGGTTGAGAGAAGAATTTCCTTCCTTAATAATAAATTCACCTTTTTTAGTGAGGAATACTCCATCAATACGATCGAGGTATTGTTTCTCACTGAAGGAAACAGTATAAGGTAGATTCTGATCTGGAGCAGGAGTTGCCGTTGGGATACCACCAGTTCCCAAGAAGGTAATATAATCGGTATTATCAAATGACTCAACGATTGATTGATCTTGGAATCCAGTGATTGTGGTGTTGCCATCAACTTTTGGTCTGAAATCGATAGAGTCTCTTAGAGAAATTACACCATTGACAGAAGAGTTGAATAGAGGAATCTCATCAGGTAATACACCTGCCTCGTGGAGATAGGAATCAACTGTACAGAAGTCACCTTGAGAATGCTCGAAGAAGTCAAATGCTACAACCAACTGACCAGTAGGAGCATCGAAACCAGGCTTCAATACAATTCTGGAAACATCATAATAAGTATCTCTTTGACCATCATCAAACTTGTACTTGTAAGTTACATCAGTACCACTAACCAAGTTTCCAGTGCTGTCAATTGTTGGTGGATTGGTAGTAGTTCCTTCATAAACATATCTTAACTTAAAGACATCGGAATACGAGAAGGTTTCAATAATATCAGAATCATAATCTTGACCTCTAATAGGAATTACACGATCTCCAGATGAAACAATTGTTACTCTTTTGTTTCTAATAACAGTCTTGAGTCTAGGACGTGCCTTGTCAATTTCTACGGTAGCGGTTAATTTTAATCTTGGATAATTGCCATCAAGAATGGTTCCAAAATAATTTGATGGTAGATTCTTAATCCTAAAGGCACCAGCAGTAACACTATTAGCAGAAATTACAGAATCTTCGAGTTCAATAAATCTGGGGTCGATGTATATAATATCACCATTTTCTACAACAGTAGATGATCCTTTAGATAGAACAGTGATTAAGAAATTGTTTTCATTGAATCCAACAAACTTTTGTGTACCAACTGGTAATTGAGCGGTGAAGGTTAAGTTGCCACCACTAGCAGAAAGGTCAGTAATGAAATCTTTTCTAGCATGATATTTAAACTTGGTGTCAGCAGAATCGCTAACAAGAGATGCTACTTGCTTACTTCCTGTTGGATAAACTAGGGTGGCAGCAGTGTTAGATAATCTTGGACGTAATCTTACAATAGTGGCATTAGTTACATCACTTGGTAAAGCATAATCAAAATAGATTCGTGACTTTTCAGTATTTTCTGGTAGAGTTACATATTGAACAATATTTTTAATTACATTGTTATTAGCATCAGTAAATTGAATAATGTCTCCTTGTACTAGATCGCCACTTAAATCAGCGCCAAATCCGTTACACTCAATATACTTCCTGCCTTTGTTTCCAAAGA